AATCTCCTATCTCCGGCACATAAACCGTCAGGCTCAATGACTTCTCCACTTCGCTTATATATCGCGCTTTTAACGCCGCAAAGAAGTTTTCGACAGACGGATTCTTCCGCATAGGTGGAATCGTCCATTCAACCTTTGCCCGCCAATGCGCAAGCGCGTTTCTCTGCAAATTTCCGTCAGCATCTACATAGCTGTCTATATCCTGATCGTTCTTCGATACTGTGTAACTTTCCGTGAAAATCATGCTAAATGGGATCGTGTAATCTGCCTGTCCATTCGCCGCATTTACTTTCACTAAATATCCAGCATATCCCGCCATCTTCTTCTACCTCACGCACGAAAAAGGACGCACAAGCTACTTGCTGTATGCGCCCTTAATCGCCTATGCAAAAACGGTGTTGCCCGTTCTGCGCTGATAATCGTTTCCGTACTTCTGTACTACCTTGAACAGTTTCGCCGCATCGCCCTCTAAGGTTACTGTTGTGTTGTTACTCATGCCAGACATTGCCGCAAGAACCGCCTTGTAAACGCCCGCTGAAACGCTTGAAACTATCTGATCGTTGTTCATAACTGCTGTACTTCCACCAAGCGTGCCGACCAATTCAGGGCCAGCTTCACGGGCGATGAACATTTGACCGCCGTTAGGCATACCGCCTTGTGCGTAATGCTGAATCGGTTTCCATGATCCATCTTTGAAAATACCGCCCTTTGCGTTCTTGTGCTGCTGTGAGTTCACATATTCAAGCGAAGTGACCTTACCATCAATCTTTACTGAATACTTGCCATCTACATCAGCCGTGTTTACTTTTACAGCGTTTGCGGTTACATCAACCTTAGTTCCATCCGGTGCTTTTACAGCTGTTACATTTGCAGAAAGGTTTTTGCCACCAAGCGTAATTTTCTTCTTTACATCTACCGATCCTACTGTCGCTTTGATGCCTTTTTTCAGCGAAAGCGTCTTCTTAGAAGTTACACTTTTGACAATACCTTTTACTGTTGCTTCTGCGCCTGAAATTCCTTTAGAAATCAGACCTTTAATGCCTGTCATTTCCTTTTCTGTCGGCGCGGAAACTTGCGTTGTAATAGTAGCTGTACCACCCGATATATTTTTAGGCGTTCCATCATTGCCGAAAAACTTATCAAACAAACCGCCCGCGGCTTTCTTGCCAACGAAATTTACAGAAAATTCAACAGGATTCTTGCAGAAAGCAATAATATCTTTGATGAATTGCAGAGCATCGGACAAATGCAATGCACCTTGCTCTAATATTTCTGTTTTCAGCTGTGTTATTGATCCGTTATATCCAACGATTTCAAGAACCTTGTTTGCAACGGCATCAAATGATGCGCCGCGTATTAAGTCCATTGTAAACTTAATAGGATTCTTAGCGGCAGCGATAAGTTTGTTTATATCTTCCGGTATCTTCCAACCCTCACCTTTTGCTATGTCAGCTGTAATAGTAGCAACTCCACCAGCAAGAACCTTGTTGATCGTTCCTAAAACGCCATCGCTATCTGTAAGCATCATCTTGAAAGCTATGGTAGCTTCGGATGCGTCTGTGCCAAGTATATACGCTATCTGTTCTCCCATTGACATATTGACTTGTTCGCCGGATGCAAGTGTATATATTTTCTGTCCAATCTGAAACGAAATGGCACCTGCAACTAACGCAAGACCTACTTGCGCACCAACAGTAGGCGAACCAATAGCACCCGAAATAGCTGTTTTGGCGGCATTTGCTACCATAGCCGCACCCGTTACCGCTAAAGCGATATTTGCGCCGTCAATCGCAACGGATATAGCCATATTCTTAAACTCATCCGTTTTCAGAGCCGCTTGTATCGCTGTCATAAGGCCGCTTGCGATATTTGTAAGTAGCTGTTTTGCGCCGGATAAGATGCCGCCCCAATCAATCGAGGTAAAGAAATCCGCTACTGCTTGTCCGACTTTCTGTTGGGTTTCTTTATCGCCCACAACGATATTGATTGCATTCAGCGCACCCGTGATGCTATCGCCGATAGATTGACCTAATTTCTGCCAACCATTCTTACCGGTTTCGTCCGTTTCTGCCATCGTATTAAGAAAGCCGTTTATGCCGTTCTTGACCTTTTCACCAAGCATACTAAAGTCAAGCGTGCCGACAAAGTTATACCAAAGATTTATGCCGGATGTAAGGATTTCACCGACCGCCTTGCCTATCTCTGTTAGGACTCCCGTATCAAGTAAAGCGTTTATACCCTCTGCTATCTTCTGACCAAGATTTCCGGCTGTCGATTTTATCTCTTCCCAATTTATCGTTCTGATAGCCGTTACAATGGCAACTCCGATAAATCGTCCGATACTGTCAAAATGCGTTGTGTCAACAAAATTACTGATCCCTACAACAAATGTATTCAACGCTTCTGCAACCGCTGTACCGATAGCTTCCGGCAATCCAGGAACCTCAACGAATCCATTGATAAGTGTTCCAAGTGATTTTCCGACCTTTGCGGCTACTTCTTTCAGATTATCCCAAGGAATACTATTAAGCGCATCCCTAAGTTTTTCACCAAGAACTGTACCTAACTCTGTAAAATCAGACTTTTCCCATTGATCTTTCAACCATGCCGCTATATCTGTCCATTTTTCATCAATGGGTACTTCTTCATAGGCACCTGCGTTTCCCGAATATCCGCTGCCACCGCCGCCGCCTTTATTGTTGGAAATGTTATTCAGTTCATCGAACGGTTGTAATGCACCTTTCGCTGCCTTACTTGCGTTTGTAAGTTCGCTTGCGTAGTCATGCGTCTGCTTAATTGCTCTTGTCCATGTGCTATGACCTAACAGAGCGGAAGTAAGCTGATTTACCATATTTACAAGCGCAACTACTTTATCCGCTAAATAATCAATAATGTTACCAAGTCCTGCAAAACTACTACTTGCATTAAGGATAGGCGATGCGAGTGCCGCAAGGCTGTCTGCAAGGTATCTGATAGCGTTTCTAATCTTGTTATAGCTGTTGGCTGTTTTGTCGCTAAAAGCAATCAGGTCAACAAAACCTTTTTTAGCTTCATTGATAACGCCGCGAAGTGCCATTCTCGTCACCATCAGCTTAAACATATTCGACACTTTTAGAAGAGATTTTGCTAAACCCTGGCTTGTAATATCGAATTTCTTTGCGTGATTCGTGATTTCTCTGAATCCGCTTGATATTTTAGAGCCAAGAGAACGCATAAAACTTTTCAGAACGCTAAGAGCGCGGCTTATGGCATTTCGCACCATATCAAATGCTTCACGCCCTCTTGCGCCAATATAATCCCAATTCACTCTATGAGTATGACCATTAAAAGATTCAAGTTCTCCGTCAAGATGCGCAAGCGTGTTTTCCGCTTCCTCTATATCGTATGTCAGTTTTCGGAATGTAGTAGTCTGATTGAATCTTGAATTAGCTTCAAGACCTCTTGCCATCTGATCTTTCAACTTAGCAAGTTTTGTTTCTGTTTCCTCAATCTGATTCTGTACCTCAATAAAATCCTCTTTGGGTACAGTAATTCCCATTTTTTCAAACAGACCGCCACTTGTAAAACTCTTCTGTATGGTCTGCACCATAAAATTTATGGTATCAGCAAGCATAGAAACACGCTTAGTGGATTCGTCTGCGCCCTCTCCGATTTTTTCCGTTGCGGATTTTCCATCGGTCGCTGAATTAGCGATTGCGCCAAATTCTTCTTTTACTTGTTTTAACGCACCATCAATCGCATAGATGATGTTTACATCAGACTTAAAGGACTCTTTTATAACATCCTCATACTCTGCGAGTTCTGCTTTTGCATTTTCCAACGCAGGAATAAGCGTTTTGCCATAATCTCCGGCAAGAAATATTCTGAATGCTTCTCTTGCGTTATCTATGCTTGATTGTACTTCCTCTAATTCGCTTCTCATGCCACGGAAACTGATATTGATTTCCCTATTATTTGTTTCCGCTTTCAAGGTAGATAGCTTATTCATAAGGCTGGCAATTTGTTCTTCATACTTCGCCACATGGGCTGCCATCTTATTCCAGGCTTCGCTGCCAACCTTTTCAAGCTGCATATCATTTCTAAGGTTATAGATTTTCTGCCGCAGCTTATCAATTTCTCTTCCTATGGCATCTGCTGATCCAAAGTTACCGCCCTTGTTAGCAAATTCATCATAGACACCTTTAAGGGAATCGCGCAAAGATATAACCTTTTGCTGAAAAGCATCTGCTTTTTCGTCGGCAGAAAGATACTGCTGTTTTGCGGCATCATACACCGCGCCCATGCGAGAAATCATATCCTCCCATACATTTCGGTTTACTACATCTTTTCCGATAAGAGGGGATTTTTCCGCTTCTGCTCTATATTGCTGTAAAAGACCAATTAAAACATGAACCTGATCCGTAGCATTGTCGATATTCAAGCCTTTATCAGCCGCGAAACCGCTGAAAATATCGCCTAATCTTCCTTGTGTTTCGGCTATAAACGCTTCGATAGGTGTACCAACTTTGCTATCAAGATGCTGTTTCAGCAATCCGTCAATGTTACCCCATTCAATTTCCTGTAATGCTGTTTCAGGAATACGGATTTTGCCAGCTTTAAGAATTTCATCATAGATGCCACTTACTTCGCCCTTTACATCCTCGCGCACATTATGAGCCGCAGTAACGATTTCAGCTAAGTTAGCTTGTAACTGTTGTGCTTGATCGTAGTAAAGGCCTTGTGATCCTGTAAGTTTCTTAGATTTTCCGGCTTCAAAGTTTAATTTCGCAATCTGCTCTGATAACTCTTTTATTTTGTTTTGCGCATCGGTATTCTCGATTTTGTAGTCCAGGATAAGACTTTTTGCCATATCCTTTGCCGCGCCTTTTATATAGCTTTCAACAGCCCTTGTGCCGGATTTTACACCTTTGAGGTCGATGTTAGACAGACTCTTTGAGAAACCCTGACCTAAAGTAGCCGCGCTTTTGCCAAGATTACCGATTGCCTGTTGTGTCTGTGTTGCTTTTGCAATCAGTTTATCGAGTGCGTTTTCAGCTTCTTTCTCTTGTGCTTTTATTAGTAATTCAAGGGAATCGTAATTGTCTGCCATTTTAGCTACCTCTATGTATAAAAAAAGAGCGGTAAAGCCTAAACTCTACCGCCCGTTTCAATTAAACCTTAAAGAAATCTCCTTGTCTGTGTTCCTACTATGCCATCTGCTTCGATATTGTGTGCTTTTTGAAAGCGTTTTACCGCGTCTGCCGTGCTATTGCCATATACACCGTCTATATCTTTTTCAGACAAATATCCGGCTTGCACAAGCGCATACTGCACATACATTACATCTTCTCCACGGCACGCCCAAATGCCTAACACTTTCTTAGCGCGTAAAACCCGTGTAGGAACGGGATAGGGATTCTTGACTATTGTTTTGCTTTCCGGCAAGTCATAAAATACATTCAAGTCAACCTTGCCGTTTATACCATTTACCTTGCCCTCGGAAGTAAATTGCCAACCGACCATTGTATCAATCTGCGGCTGATATTTCGCATCTTTTGTGCCATTGTTCTTCCCGTATCTTGCGATCCATAAAGGACAACTAAAGCGGTTATCCCACTTCTTCATGTGTGCCTTATAGAACGCTTCGCCCGTATAGACACCAAAAGACAGCCCCGCCTTTTCGATCTCTTTCTGATAGGCGTTTATGATGCTGATAAGACCAAAACCAAGATTGCTCTGACATTTATCTTCCACATCAAGCCATACAGTAGTTTTCCTGCCATTCAGGATTTTCAGCACAGCTTGTGCATCTTTGACGGCTTTTTCGACATTTGTAGCGTAAGAGTAGTTATACACGCCATTGATAGTTAAACCCGCTTTTTGCGCTTCTTCCCAATTATACTCAAAGCGTTTATCAACAGTTAAATCCTTGCGTATCACTTTGAGAATTGCGAAGTCATATCCGGCTTTCTTGACTTTATTCCAATGAATCGTTCCATTATAGCTTGATACATCAACGCCAAGTGTACTCATAATCGCTACCTCATATCTTGTCGGGAAGATAAGATGCCGCCGCCGCCCATTGTTCTTCAAACGCGAGGGCTTTCTTTAACTTGCGTTCGTACTTCTCTTCTTCGGACAGATTCAATTCAGCAAGTAATGGCTGTTCGATATATTCCATCTTGCTGTTTCTGCCTGAAAATGCTTTATCTATTGCTGTTAACACGCCGTTCATGGTATACATACCGCTATACCAATTCAGGCTGTCTTGTTCCATTATCTGTATTTTGTGCGCTTCTTCATAAGGTTTTAGATCATTCGGTGTAGCTATATCAATCTCACTACGGGAAATCCCTAAAGCCAAATAATAAGGCAATACAGTTTTGTTATATGATTCTAAGTCAAGGAAACTTACTTTGCCGCTTTCTTGTGATCCTGCGGAATCTGCTCTATCGCCGCCATCTTCACTTCCTGTTCCGTCTGCGGCTTGCCCGATAAAAAACCCGACTCCCTAAGTTCATTTACGAAAGACCAAAACAACTCGATTGCGCTTTCGTTTGTTTCTCCATCTTCGGGATCGAAATAATCATCGAGTAAGGCATATACCTTTTTCAGTTTATCCTTAACATCACTTTCATCTTCATAGTCAACGCCGAACTCGTCAGCATGATACCTCTGCATACCGGCAAGAACTACTCTACCGATAAGCGGCATCAGCTTTCCGATAGCCGCGTATACAGCCTTGCCATCGTTTTCATCAATGATCTCCATTTCTCCGGCTGTTGACAGTACATCTTCCATAATCCCGCTTGCACAAACGGAATAATAGCCGAATTTCAGCTTGTAAACCTTGTCATTTACTGTGATCTTCTTCATTTTTACCTACCCTTAAAGCCTTTCTCCCTCATAGGAGGGTAGGGGCAGCCCGAAAGCCGCCCCATGTTTTATGATAAACACTAAAAGTGTTATCAGGTACCCGTGCCGCTCTTAGTAACGGTGAAAGTGTCATCGCCGTTATCAACAACGGTGTACTCGTCCGTAACAAGCTGCGGTGCAGTATTCGGAATGATAGATACCGTCATTTCAAGAATACTGTCAATGCCGGACGCATCAGAGGGTGTAGGAGTTACAGTACCTACATAAGCGTACTTTGCAACACCGCCAACACCATCGGTACCGTACAGCTGCATAATATCCAGCTTAGTATCGCCAAGTGCGTCAAGTGCGGAAAGTTTCTGCTTATCCAGGTTGCCGGTTACTTCCTTAGTGGAACTCTGCTTGATACCTTTTTCAAAGGTCTGTGCATCGTCCTCAAAAGTGGTGGACTCCACATTGTTCGGGGGAGATACGGGAGAAGGTGCGGATTTTGCCGCAACCATCAGCGCATAAGAACCGGCATAATCGGTTTCGTTGTCGGTATGGGTTTTGTAAATAAACCTGGTCAAATAAGTAGTTGATGCCATTTTATTTATCCTCCTTGTTAGTTATCGTTGTGTGTTACTTTTGAACATCGTCCTCTTCTCCAAGAACGCGACTTACACGGGCAAATGCCGTATCTATTGAAGTATCGCTGTCATAAATCGGTTTTGCCCTTACTGTAAAGCGAAGTTTCTTGAACTGATCCATAACCTCGCTGATTACCGCCCTTGTCGATTCGCGGCCTTGTTCTTTACTGCAAGTGACTTCTATCTGAAAGAAGAACTGAAAAGCATTGACATTGTTATTCTCAAAGTCCTGTCCTCTTTCTGCGCCCTCTATGCTATGAATAAATACTGTCGGATATTGCGTACTGTTTGCGCCTGTTCCCTCGTTCGTAGTGAACTTAATGTTTGGAAACCGCGTTTTAAGTCTGCGTGTCGCTCTTGCTTTCACAAGAGTATATATATCCGATTCTCTTTCTTCTACCCACGCATAGCCCATTAGAAGTATCTCCTTGCTATTGTGTCGATTTCGCTCTCCATTGCTAACAGCGCATTATGTAATGGTCTTGTGGGCTTGATTGCCGTGCCACGCTTCCAATCCGTAGGCTTCCCGTTTTCATCTAAACCACGGGCAAACCACCATTCGGATCGTCCAGCGTTGCCGCCTTTGCTATTCGTACCCTGACCACCATAACCGCCAAATCTTTCTTGCGGCGGTAAAGCCTTTGATGCCGTACCAAATTCAACAGCAAGTGCGGGATTTAACGATCCTGTCACTTCCACGCCTTTTCCGTCTTTATCTCTGCGATACCATGATGTAGCAAGTATCTCTTTCGGTACAGATTTTATGATTGCATAGCAACCCGTTTCATCAAAACTAACATCAGTTTTAACGATGTTAACTCTATCGCCCATTTGATGTGAGGAATTATCAAGCGCATCATTCGCAACTTTATAGCCTACTTCTGCTAAAGCCGCCACAAATGCGGCAGTTCTTTCAGGCAAGCTATCTTTGTACGCTTTCAACTCTTTTTTGAGATTTTCCAAACTTCTTATCGAAAGTATGTCTACCTCAATTCGGCGTGCCGTCATCTTTTTCCTCCGGCGTATTGCGCTGTAACAAGAAGAAATCGTTATTTTGGTACTCTGTCATCAATCCGACTACTGTGTAATCGGACGATTCTTGCTTGGGAATCCGTCTTACTTCATCTTCCCATTCAATTTCAGATTCGCGCCATATAATCGCGCCAACCTTTAACGGCAGCTGTCCTTTTTCAACGATAAGTTTTGAGTATATAGACGATTGATCCACGCCATAAGCGCGGATGTGCATTTCATTCAGATTTGATGTGA